GTAAAAATAATACGAGAAGTGGTCAAACGTGAAGTCCAAAAAGAAGTAAAAAAGATATTTATAGAGGAACAAGTATCTAAACCAACAAAAGTTATTGAACAAAAAGTTCAACAAAAGAAAACTTACACAAAGAATAAATCACTTAATGACGTACTTAATGAAACAGTTGGTTTAACAAAAATACAAAAAAATCAAACAGAAGAATATCCAACTTTAGGTGGTGGAACTTTCGACACAAGTCGCATGGCTGAGTTGATGGGTTATGGTCAACCTGAAGAAGCTAAAAGAGATATGGTAGCAGTTGATACTTTGAAAAAAGCAGGTAAATCAGTCAACGATGTACCAGAAGCATTAACAAACGCTTTGACTCGTGACTATAGTGACTTAATGAAAGCTTTAGATAAGAAAGGTAAATAATGGCAGGAGCCAGACAAAACGATTTAAATCCTAACACATACATTGGTTTAGCTTTACCTTTAAAGTCAGACAATAATAATGTGTTTCAACTTACAAAAAGTTCATATGACCAAGTAAGACATAATCTAAAAAATTTACTTTTAACTCATATTGGTGAAAGAGTTTACCAACCAGAGTTTGGTAGTAGGTTAAGAGAAATATGTTTTGAACAACTTGATGATAGTTTACCAGTAAGAGTTGAAGATGAGGTCAGAAGAGCAGTTGGTTTTTGGTTACCTTATGTTAATATCGAAAGCGTTGAAACACTTACAGAAGAAGATAACAAATCAAAGATATTTGTTAGAGTAACATTCTCTACAACTTTAAATAGTGAGACTCTTCAACAAATAGAGTTAGATGCATCATACACTGCGGAGAGATTATAATGGCTAGAACCTCAAGTAAAAAAAATGTTGTTAAACCAGTAAACTATCTTAATAAAGACTTTAGTGATTTTAGAGACAATCTGATAGATTTTGCTAGACAATACTTTCCCAACACATACAATGATTTTAACGAAGCGTCACCAGGTATGATGTTTATAGAAATGGCGGCTTATGTTGGTGACGTACTTTCTTATTATATCGATTCACAATTTAGAGAATCACTTTTAGCATACGCTGAAGAAAAAAGAAATGTTTATACGATAGCTCAATCGTTTGGATACAAACCAAAAACTACTACACCAGCATCTGCGGTGTTAGATGTTTTTCAAACAGTACCAGCACTAAATGGTTCACCAGATTATAGATACGCTTTAAATATAAAAGCTGGTGCTACTGTTAAATCATTGTCAACTGGTAAAACATTTAGAACTTTAGAAGACGTAAACTTTAACGTTAGCACAAAATCAGATGCTAGAGTATCAACTATTTTTGAAAGTGATGGTGGTACACCAACAAAATATTTATTGAAAAAACAAGTTCGTGTGGAGAGTGGTGAGATAGCAACAGAGTATTACACCTTTGGTTCAGCACAAAAATATCAAGAGATTAAGTTAGGTAACAACGATGTTATAAATATCATATCTTGTAAAGACGATGATGGTAATGATTGGTATGAAGTGGAGTCGTTAGCACAAGATACAATCTTTATAGACATGGAAAATAATTCTACTAATGACCCAACCTCGGTCACTAATAAAGATACATCACCTTACTTACTTAAACTAAAAAAAGTACCAAAAAGATTTACTACATTTATCGATGAAAACGAGAATACTTTTTTAAGATTTGGTGCAGGAGTATCAGATAATCCTGATGAGGAGATTATACCAAATCCTGATAATGTTGGTTCTAACTTACCAGGTAGTCCAACTAAACTAGGTGTAGCTTTTGACCCAAGTAACTTTTTAAAAACAAAAGCATTTGGACAAGCACCAGCTAATACTACTCTCACAATAAAATATTCTTATGGTGGTGGAATAGATGATAATGTTGCTAGTGGTGATATCACGGAATCAACAGCCATTGAGTTTCAAATACAAAGTGAAAACTTATCAGGTGCTTTGATTGCAGAATCACAAAACTCAGTTTCATTTACTAATCCAAAACCTGCTAGTGGTGGTTCAGCTGGTCAATCAATAAGAGAAGTTAGAGATAGTGCTTTAGCTTATTATCAAGCACAACAAAGAGCAGTAACTAAAGAAGACTATATTGTAAGAGCTTACGCTTTACCAGCTAGATATGGTAACATAGCAAAAGTACATTTGATGCAAGATGACCAAGTAAACACAGCTTCACAAGTAGATGATTTAGATAGATTGGTAACACAAGATGATGTTGATAATAAGAGAACTCTTAGAGCTTTAACAAGTAGAGTACCTAATCCACTTGCTTTAAATATGTATACTTTAGGTTACAATAGTAACAAAGTTCTTGAACCATTATCTTTAACAGTCAAAGAAAATCTTAAAAACTATCTATCTGAGTTTAGATTGGTGACTGATGCTGTAAATATTAAAGACGCATACATAATAGATATAGCAGTTGACTTTGCAATACTCACAAAAATAGGATATAATAAAAACGATGTGTTGTTAAGATGTGTATCTACGTTAAAAGAATTTTTTAATATCGATAACTGGCAGATAGGTCAACCAATAATAATGTCTGACATTGTGTATGAGTTATCTTTGGTTGAGGGAGTAGCCGCAGTTACACAACCAATAGAAAATAATCCTGATAAGTTACCGATTGTAATAACAAATAAGTTCAAGAGAGCAGATGGATATTCAGGTAATACTTACGACATACAAAGTGCAACTATTAACGGAACCATTTATCCAGCTTTAGACCCAAGTATATTTCAAGTCAAGTTTCCAAACACTGACATAAGAGGTAAAGTTGTTGGTGATAACCTTGGTGTAACGGAGTAAACTAATGCATTATTTTGTTTTTTCAGAAAAAGACGCAACAATATATCAAGCTAGTGGTAGTATGAATACTGGTCTTGATGAGATATTAGAGGTTAGAAAAGATATAAGTCCAACAGGCGATACTATTAATGTGTCTCGAACTTTGATAGAATTTGATTTAACAAGAATCACACGTGAAATAAACAGAGGAATTATAAAAAAACCTAAATATTTTTTAAACCTATTTGATGCAAAACCACAAAGTTTATCTGTTAGTCAAAGTTTACACGCTTACCCTATCAGTGGTTCTTGGACAATGGGACAAGGTAGAGTTGATGACAATCCATTAACAACTGAGGGTTGTAGTTGGAACTTTAGAGATGGTAAAGCTAGAAGCACATTGTGGAGACCACCGATAAGTGCTTCAGGTGGTAACTGGTTTACAGGTAGTGGATATGAGGCTTCTCAATCTCTTACACATAAAACAAAAGATATTAGAATGGACGTAACAGATATTGTTAACAAATGGGTAAGTGGTTCAATAGATAACAATGGATTTATAATAAAAAGGTCTGGCAGTTTAGGTCTAATCACAACAGGTAGTAATGATGATGAGGGTAACTCTAAACGTTTTGGTAACCTTTCGTTTTTCTCATCCGATACACACACAAAGTTTCCACCAACTCTTGAAGTTCAGTGGGATGATTCTGTTTGGTCAACAGGTTCTTTATCAGCTTTAACATCAACAAACTTAGAAGACATGGTTCTTTACATGAAAGGTTTAAGACCAGAGTATAAAGAAAAATCAAGAGTAAAGTTTAGAGTTGTTGGTCGTGAAAGATTTCCTGAAAAAACATTTGATACCACACCAAGCACATTGACTGTAAAATATTTACCAAGTGGTAGTGCAACTGGTGATGGAACATTTTACTCATTAGTTGATGCTGAGACTGAAGATGTTATCGTACCATTTGGTAGTGGTTCAAAAGTAAGTTGTGATTCACAAGGAAACTTTTTTAATATTGATTTGGATGGTTATCAACCTGAAAGATTTTACTCACTACTTTTTAAAGTTGTAAGTGGTAGTGGTACAAACCAAGAGATGATTCAAATCTTTGACGAGGGACATACATTCAAGGTAGGAATCTAATGCCTTATACAAAAGAAGAATTAAAGAACGTTGATTTTTATACTGATTTTGTTGACGATTTAAGAAACAAATATCTAACAGAGTTATCATCCTCTGCACAAATAAACTTTAGAGATGATAATAATGTTTTACTTTCTTATGAGGATATTTTAACAAATGATGGTATTGAAAACGCTGACATAAATAATAGTTTATATAAACCATTTATTACAGAAGACCAAAGAAAAAACTCAGTGACAACCTCTGGTTTAAGATATCCAATATACACAAAAGGACAAAATTTAAACGCAATAGTCAATCGTAACATAGAAGAGTTATCACAACTATCTGTTACAGATTTACCAGATGATGTCGAGGATGGTGATGTAATCACAAACAACGACCCATTAAGTCAAGATAGATTTTTAATAGAAAACGGACAAAAAAGATTTTTTACTAACGTCGGTATTTTTTACGCTTTCGGTAAAACGTTAAGAGACTTAAAATCAATAAGTCAAGACATCATAGACTCAATACCAAGTGGAGAGGACTTAATCTAATGGAAGTCAGATTAGAAGACAAAGATATTCAGATACTAGATACTGGCGCTAGAGCAAAACCAGGTGATAGACCTTTTGACTATGTTCAAGAGTTTAATCCTACATCGGACAATGATGTTGTTGAAGTATTAATACATGATGAAAATCAAAACTTTATTGAGAGTGGTGAAGTAGATACAGAAGATATTGTTATTTCCAAGGATGGTGTGACAATAAAAACTGGTGTTGTTTTAAGAAAAATGGGTTATGATAGAAGTAAGTATGTTGTCAAATATAATTTTTTAAGAAACTTAGCAGGTTCAAATAAAACTCTTTTAGTAGAAGAAAATGGCACACCATTTGAACCATTAACTACAACTGATGTTAACGGATTACAGGTACCAAACTATCACATAATGCCAGATGGAACTATTATGGATGGCCCAAATCATGAGGCTTCTGAAAACAAGATTTTAAGATTATTAGAGTTTAAATATTTTATACAAGAAATATCTTCAACAAGAAGAGAGATAAGAATACTACCACAAGAAATAAAAGACAAAAAATATATTAGTGATTTTCTTAGTCTACCAAGTGGACAAAAAAGAGTGCAAATAAATAATATTGCTAAGTTTAAAAGTGATGGTTTGGGACAACCATCTGCAGACCAAAGTTTACAAATAGAGTTAGACAATGGTTTAAATGTTTTTCCACAAATGAAAGGTGGACTAATATACTTCAACAATGCATTTATAGAATCAGAAATAAGAGAAGTTCCTATACGAGATTTGGATACACGGACAGAAGAGTTAGACTCAGAGAATGTACAAAGTAGATTTTTAATAATAGGTGATAATGGTAGACAGTTTAAGGGTGATAAAAGTTTACAAAAAATACACGACTTCTTCAGTCCATTAGAGTTAGAAGCTGGTAACTTAAGAGATGAAGGTACAAATAATATAGCCTATGAGAGTGACAATAGAAGTTTAAGAGATATAAGATGGTTAAACGAAAATATATTTCAAAAAGTTGACTATACAGCTGAAGGTGGTGGCACAGAATCACCTGTTATATTAACATTGAGAAGTATATCTGAACGACCACAAAACGTTTCCTTTTTATATGAATGGGAAATATTTGGTTTTGATAAACAAGGTAACAGTTACAACAAGATAACCACTAAGATACCTGGTACTTCAGGTGGTGAGATATTTATACCATCACAACCAAACTCATTAAGCACGTCTGGTACTGATTTAAAAGAACTAACAATACACATTTATGGAGAGGGTGTTAGAGTTGGAGTAAGATTAAAAATATCATCAAAAGATGGATTAGTAAGTGAGGTATTTTACCCATCTTGTATTGAGGTGAATGGCTAATGTCTTTAATATTTAGTGACAACTTAGATTTTGATTCAACACCACCAAAAGCATATGTTGACCAAGATATTGAAGTAACTTTAGATGATTACGAAAACATTCAAGAGACGTATTCTTGGTTGGTAGAAAAACCTGATGGGAGTGTTTTTTCTGACTCATACTTTGATAATCGTGAAACGTTTTCTTTTAAGCCTGTTGATTTAGGTTTTAAAGAGGGTAGATATAAAATAGAGATTCGTTTTGATGAAGATGAAAATTCATTTAGAATACCTATATTTGAAATTTTTGATATAGTAGAAAGAGTTGATGATGGTGAAGTTAAAGTTACTAGAACTTTTGCACCATTTATATCTGAGATTACATCGGTTAATGATAACATCATCGATATTAGACAAAGCTGGTCAGATTATGGTAGACGTGCAGGATTTGTTGGTGAAAGAAATTTACCACAAGATTCTTTTGATAACATAACTATTTCTTATAAAAGAAACGATGTAACAGAGTTAAATACATTTTTACATTTAGGTGATAACAATAAAATGTTAATCACAAATATTAAATCCGATAAAGATTTATTTCCTGATTCTCCCTATTCAAATATTTTAAAACTTTACCAACCATTAGATGAGGATATACAAGAGTTAGATGGTGTTTACATTGTAAAAGAGGTTTTACCACAAATAACAGAAACAGTAGAACTATTTCCTTATGAACAAGAAGAAGAAGACCTTACTGTTTTAATACCACCTGAGAGCGCACCAAGAGATTCTCAAGTAACTAATAGACAAACACCTTTTCAAAATTTTAATGATTTAGTTACCACTGATAAAAGATTACAAAAAGATATTGAAGACAAGTTTATATCAGGTTCAGATGGTGTAGAACTAAATGTAGATTACACAAAGTATGATGACTTTGTCAACTTTAGTTCGGCACAAAGAAGATTAGAAAATTTTAAATACAAAATACAACTTATTGAGGGTTACACTGCAGAAAGTTCTTCTAACGCCGCTTTGACTGGTGGAGCCTCAGATGCTTTAACTTTTGAAAATCAAATCAGAGATACAAAAAATAAATTTGATGGTTACGAAAAGTATTTGTACAATATAAGTTCTTCTTACTCAACAAGTTCTTTGGGTGAGACTTTTGATTCCTCATGGCCAAAAACTGGTGCTGGAACTTACGATAGTCCTTATGTGCCTGTTACTTCATCTAATGCAGATTTTACAAGTTGGTATGGTTCTGTAGAAACTAAAACTGGTCAAATATATTCTGCATCACTATACGATTTAGAAAATCCAAACAGACTAATAAATTTATTACCAGAACATATTACTAATGATAGAGAAAATAAACCTTTCTTAGATTTTATGGATATGGTTGGTCAACACTTTGATGAGTTATGGTTGTATACTAAAAACTTGTCTAGTGTTGTTGATAGGTCTAATAAGTTAAGTGAGGGTATGTCTAAGGATTTAGTTTTTGCAATAGCAAAATCTTTAGGGTGGGACACACAAGATGGTAAAGATTTAATCGAGTTAAGTAGGTTTGGATTTGGACAAAAAGTTAGTGGTAGTGGTGAATATTCATTATACACTTCATCATCTTTAGATTCACCTACTGAATCAGATATATCAAAAGAGATTACGAAGCGACTGATTACTAGTATGCCTTATATCTTAAAAACTAAAGGAACTAAAAACTCGTTAAAAGCTATAATGAACTGTTATGGTATACCAAGTTCTATTTTAAGAGTTCGTGAATATGGTGGTGCTAAAAATGATAATCAAAAACCACAATATGAAATAAGTAGAAAGTTTACTAGAGCTTTAGGTTTTAGGATTGGACAGTACGTCCAAACAACTTGGGATGATGCTCTTACCACGTCACGTAAACCAGAGACAGTCGAGTTAAGATTTAGAGCGTCTTCTGGTTCTAATCAAGTGTTGGTACAAAAAGATACAGAGTGGGCATTAAGACTTAAGGATAATGGTTCAGCTGATAACAATGGTAGTGTTAGTTTTATGTTGTCAGGTTCAGATGGTTACAAAGAAGTTGAGTCTTCTGTTTTACCAATATATGATGGTGACTATTATTCTGTAATGTTAAGAAAACAAAAAATAGACACCGAGTTATTCCCAGCTGGCTCATCTTCTTTTGAAACACCTGCAAACGTTGGATTATTTAACCCACCATTTATAACAGGTAGTAACGCATCGGCAGAAAGAGGAACACTTAGGATAGTAAGTAGTTCAGGTGTTGCAAGAACAGGTACTAAATCACTTGAGTTTAAAAATACAGCGACTGCTGATGACCCTGGTCGTAATGTTGCATATTCATTTTTGTATCGGAGTAGTTCTCTACACCCAAGTATGAAAGCTGGTATAACCGATGCCACTGAGGGTGAAACTTTTACTCTAACTGCATTTGCAAAAGCATCTGCAAGTACAACCGATGGTGTTGGACAAATAGCAATCTACGAGTTGGACAGACATGGTGATGTTGTTAACTGGACATCAGAGAAAGATTTTCAAAATAGAGATGGTGGTATAAGAGGTTCACAAAAAGTTGGTCTGAATGAAACTGAATGGAAACAACTCAAGGTTACTAAAAAAGTTAAGTTTTCAAACACTACACAAATAGGAATACAATTTTATAACTTACAACATGGTTCCACTATATTTTATGATGATGTTTCTTTAAGAAAAAATAATGATAATAGTGATACTTTATCAGACGCTTTTAACTATGACTTATTTGTAAAAAAATACGATGCAGGTTTAGATAGAATAAGTTTGTCTTCAAGGTCAACACTTATTGTTAGTGGAACTGCTTTACCATCTCAATCTTATAACGCATCTTGGACTGGTAGTGGTAATCTATTTATTGGTGGTAATGCAACAGCATCTTTTGGTTCGAGCAGATTTACAGGTTCTATGATGGAGTTCAGATTATGGAGTGAGGCTCTAGAAGAAGATAAGTTTGACAATCATGTATCTAATCCAAAATCATATATTGGTAATACACCATCCTCATCATATTATAACCTTGTGAGAAGATTTTCTTTTGATGATAATAAAGTGTTACCAACCAATGCAGAAATAAGAGATACAAGTTCTGATAGGACTTTAACCATAACTGGTAGTGCTATAGGTTTTGCAGGTGCAAATACTTTTGAAACTTTAGTTGATAAAACGAAAACAATAGTTCCTAACTTTGGACCAGGTCGTAGAAACTCAAATAAGATAAGATTAGAGAGTAACTTTTTAAGTGGTAGTGGTGCTAGTTTATCTATCGGACAAAGATATGATTTTAGTAGTACTGACACTAATCCAATTGATGAACCTAAACTTGGTATCTTCTTTTCACCAACCGATACTATCAATGAAGATATTGTAAACTCATTTGCTGACTTAGATTATAATCAGTTAATAGGTGACCCAAGAGATATTTTCTCTGAAGATTACAAACACTTAACACGTGCAGCAGACCAGTACTTTCAAAAATATTCTGGTGGTAATAACTTCTTTGACTATATAAGACTAATAAAGTATTACGACCAAAATATATTTAAACAAATCAGAAAGTTAATACCAGCAAGAGCAAAAGAAGTTTTAGGCACTGTAATAGAAAACAATATATTAGAGAGACCTAAGTCACCTGTACAAAGAAATAATCCGTCTTTCGAAGAACTTGATTTTGATGAAACAATAAACATTTCAAACTTTGAAGCGGAACATGAAGATAGCTCTTCGGTCTTAACTACTGTAGGAGAGTATCCAAACTATGTTGGAACCTCAAGGTTAGGTGCAGATATTTTTGCACAACCATCTTTGTACAAGTTTAGTAAAAACGATAGTTACGATGAAACTCTAAGATACATTAGTGGTTCAGCAGTGGTAGGTGGGCCTGATAGAGTTTTTCAAGAGGTGACTGGTTCAATCATAACTCAGAACAGACTATCTTTGAATAATAAAGAGTATAGATATTTTTACACAAGTTCCGAAGAATATGAGGCTAGTAATATTTATTCAACTGATAGACTATTTAACATATATGAATCGAGGTCTTTAGTGCAAAGTGATGTAGACCCATTTTATGATGATTCAACTGCATTAAATGCAACATTTTATGAGGGGGTAAAAAATACACCTGAAACAACAATTGATAACGATTCACCTGTCGTAATAACACAAACGGCACCATCAGTCGCAGTACCTGCTGATTTAGCTACTTCTGATTTAAATGTTTTCGATGAAAATGAAAATAGAGGATATAGTAGAGGTGATGCACAACAAGATAGAAGAAGAGAAGCGGCTAGAAGAAGAAGACAAGAAAGAAGACAACAAAATAATAGAAATACTTTCGACTCAGCTGAAGATGGTGAAGAGTTAGACTTTGAATAATATTTGATGAAAAAAATAATTAAAGATATTTATAAATGAATAGTTATACTACATTAAAATCTTGGAGATAAAAAAATGGGATTTTTGGATAATTCAACAACAACTGTAGACGCAATACTGACACTAAAGGGAAGAGAACTCCTATCACAAGGTCGAGGTTTAGGTATTGTTAAGTTTGCATTAAGTGACGAAGAGATAGATTACACATTATATGATGTAACCCATCCTAATGGTACAGACTCATATGGTTCTGTAATAGAAAATATGAATCTTTTAGAGGCGTCACCAAACAGAACAACTTTTAACTCTTTTTTGGTTGACCAAAATGTTGCTGGGCAAAGTTTAGGTGTCGGGCCTTTATCTATTTCTAACCAAGAAGTAAATGACCCTGTTTCTATCGCACCATCTACTAAAAACGGGCCAAATGAAGATTATGTATTTACAATATCAAACACAAATATTATAAGATTTGAAAGTACACCTTTAGCAAAATCTAAAACTGCTAAATCAGTAAAAGTAATTTGTCAATCTATAAATGCAGATGCAACTGCAACTATTAGAGTTATTGGCGTACAAAGTGGTTTAACCGCAGTCATATCTGTTCAAGTTGACCAAGACCCAGGTAGTAGTAATAATCCAGATGACCCACAGAATACAGATTTTAATGGTAATGGTGGTGAAGGAGGAGATTACTAATGTCAGTTTTTAGAGTAATACAAGACGATGATGTAATAAATGATAGTACTATTGTAACATCAGGTCTATTTCAAGACGGTGTTAGTAATATAACAACTTTTTTTACTTCAAGTGTTCAAAGTGGTAGCACAGGTGATTATAGTTTAGATGTTTTTAGATTTAATCCATCTGCAAACGCATCAGCATCAGTTCAGTTTGGTGTAGCTTATGGACATTATGCAGGAAGTGGTTCTAAAGGTGGTGTTGGCGTTGTTGGTGAAAGACCATCTGCCGCAGTTCATGGACAGTTCAATCAACTTATCAATCCAGCACAAACACAAAAGTTTACATTTGGTAGTCATACTGCAGATG